CTCCCTCTGGCCCTATTATCGCACAAAAAAAGGGAGGAAACCTATCGGTTTTCTCTCCCTTTTCTGTCATAAATCTGTCACATTACTTTATAGATCTTCTTTTTTATGTTCTTGATCCTCCTGTTCAGCGTGGGTTCCGAAATACTAAGCCTTTGCTGAATTTCTACCAGGTGGTGTCCCTTTACCCGCATATCAAAAATCGCCCGCTCTTCCTCGGTGAAGTTGCACTGCTGCCGGAAAAAGGCACATTCCGGCTCGGTAAACTCTGTTTTCAGATTCAACCGACCACCCGCCTTATTTCCGCCTAACGCGCGTCCCCTTGCTCTTGCCCTTTTTCCTCTTCCGGACTGCTACTTTCGCCATTATTATAAATACCTCCCTGATTGTCGCCCTGCACATAATTGGCATTTCCGCCGCCCTCGCCTGTGTCCACCACTACGGTATCAAACTGGCTCCACATATGGATATGGTACCATGCCTGTATACCCATTGCCACAACCAGGGCTACAATGATTGCGCAAAGCCACACAATAACCGTTTCTTTAAACTGGTTCGCCCTCTTGAGTTCCCGGTACATCTCAGACGCCAGGCTCTCCGGAGTGCCTATGTCAATTTTCTCTGTTCCTTCCATTTTCTTTTTCATTGCTCTACGCACATCCTTCCTTTCCTTAAAGAATACCACAACCCGGCCGGGCCGTCAATTACCCCATGCCCATTTTCGCCATAAAATACACGGCCAGGCCAGACGCCACCGCGCCAACCAGCGCCCCCACCACAGTCTCCCAGCGCCGTCCTGGCTTTTGCTCCAGGTCTCCCACCTTCCGGGCCAGTTCGTCCAGCTTTTGTATAATGGAATCATACTGCACCTTGATTACCGCGCTGGCGGTCTCCAGGGCGTTCAGCCTGCCGTATATCTCCCGGTGGCTCTCCCCGTTCTGGGCCTGGTACTCGTCCAGCTGCTCCTCCAGGCGGCTCACCTTGTCCGCAATGGGGCAGCTCTTCCCGCATGGACCCTCCATCGGTCAATCCTCCTTGGGCCAGGAGTAGGCGCGGGCCTGCCTGCTGTCCGAGGGGCCTGCCGTGGTGGGGTCGTTGACCACCCCCAGAATGGCCAGCACCCCAAACAGCCCGTTGACAATGGCCGTCAGCTGCTGGTCCAGCACAGCAAAGTCCCACTGGTAGCCAAAGGGCGCGGCCACTGCCTGCACCAGCAGCAGCACCGCCGGCACCAGCGCCAGCCAGAAATGCAGATTGCGCACACGGACTTTCCAGTTGATTTTCATAGAATCCCTCCTCTGTGTCGTGCCCGGACCCCCGGCAGTTCAGGGGCCCCGGCAAAGATATAGGCTGCCAGCCTGCCCTGGACCGCCGGAATATCCGGCAGGCCTCTTGGCAGCTGTTCCGCCAGGCGGGGATATTCCGGGGGAACCGGTCCCCCGCTGCACAGCAGCCAGGCATTTTCCGGCTGGGGGTGATGGCGCGCTGTACACAGGTCCCCCACCGCCGCGCCCGCCCCTGCGGTAACAATGGCCTGGTCCAGCTCAGCCACAGCCTTGCCCGCCTTGTCAATCAGCGCCTGGGCTTGGCCCAAAATGCGGGCCACTTCCCCCTCCAGCCCCCCGCTGACAAACCCGTAAGCCCGGAGCCCATCCTCCGTAAGCCCGGCCACAGCGGGCAGCAGGGGCCGCAAATCTGTGAGATCCCCTGGCAATAAGCTGGTAACACCCCGCTTTACCTTTAGGCTGTAAAGGGGCAGACAGCCTTCCCCCGCCTCTTCCGGCCCGGTGTTTTCCAGCAGTTCCAGGCATACCCGGCGGCCAGGGCTGTCCAGCCGAAGGGCCAGCAGGTCCACCCGGTCGCTGTGCCCATAGGCCGGGGCAGCGGGCAAAGAGAGAGGCTCCTCGTTTTTAAGCCAATAGCCCCCCAGCAGCCCAAATCCGCTGGAGACAACCACCTCCATGCCCTCCACTCCCGCGGCAAACCGCCCGCCCCAGGGGGCCACCCCGTCCCCAAACAGGGCCCCAAAAGCCTCCGCAAACTGGCCGGAGGTATACAGCCTGCCGCTTTCTCCCAAAGCAAAGCCATAGTCCAGGGCCATTAAACCACCCCGCCTTCCACTTCCTTGGCCTTGATGTACGCAGGCACCCCGTCGCTGGCCAGACTGGGCAGCCAGGCCCCGTCGTTGGCGTATTGGAAGAGAGGCGCTAGGTCCAGGACGCCCAGCCTGCCGTGATTCTGGGTGTCCTGACCAGAGAGGAAGAGCAGCCCCCGGTCTTCGTCCACCTCTGCCGAGCCAAAGCGGCTGATAACCCCCAGCGTCTCCTGGGTATCCAAATATCCCCAGCTCCCCGCCTGCTCCGGCGTGGAGCTGAAAGCAACGCCCGTGCCCAAAAATACAAACCACAGGTCCTGGCTGGCGCAGTAAACCACAGAATCCGGAAAAACCTGGGCGCGGCTGGGCAGGGATAGGGCGGGCTGGGGGTCCTCTGGGGAGAAAAGGGTCATGGGGTTGTAGGTACCAGCCCGGACCACCAGGCTCTTGTCCCGCACAAAGCAACGGTAAAGGTACCGGTTGTTTCCTGCCACGCAGGTGGTGGCTACCATATCGTCATCATAAACCTTAACCAGTCTTTGGATGGACTGCGTTGCATCAAAGAGATGGTTGGGGTAAGAAGTCAGTTGAAAGAAACTGTAAGATACGCCCGCATTTTCCCTTGTCGTCTGAAAGGCCACCAGCTCATTGGCGTTTTTGTGGGAAAACCGGAAGTTGTTTTTGGCCATGCCGATGTAACCAGGTATGCTATCCGATCCACCCTTGTCATTGGGGGAATAGGAAAGGATGGCGGCAGATTCGAAGGATCCCTTTTTCCACATAATGTAATAAATATTATTTATAGGGCGATCTTCTATACTTACACGGATTGTATAGTAATGGTGTCCCAGACACAGAAAGAAGGTGTCCTGCATACCTCCCGCCTCTCCCCAGTCGTGCTGCGTCATGCAGATTTCCGGGATACAGTATTCCTCTGGCAAGTCTGGCTTGTTGGATGAAAGATCCGCCAAGTAGCGGATGATCTTCTCCCGCAGGGGCAGTTCTGTCATGGCAAGGCTGGTTTCCTCTCCTGTAAATCCCGCTGCTTCCAGGGTAACCACTGTCTTGCTGGCCCACTGAATCTGGGTCAAAAACAGAGATCCCCCGGTGATGGAAAGCCAGATTCCGTTGGCCGTGGAACCGTTCAGGCTTTCGGTTCCGGTTACCGGGATGGCGGAAACCTTTTTGGCTGCCGGGTCATACTTGTAAAGAGCGCCATTCGTTAAGGAGAAAATCCAGTGAGCCCCGCCATAGACCACGCCGTTGGTTACGCCGCTGCCTACTGTGCCCCCATAGGCCTCCCAAAACCCCTCCGCTCCTGGCGTCAGCTTGCCCAGCGCCTGCACCAGCTCGGGGTATTGGGTTTCGCTGATAAAGGAGCCGTCGCAGCGCAGCCAGCCGGGCTCTATAGACTGGCTGGCCGTAAACTTCACGGTGCCCACAGGGGGCGGGGCCAGCTTTTCCACCTGGGCGGCCACTTCCCCAATCTTCTGGTCCAGCCGCTGCCCCTGGGCCGCTATATCCGCCTCGGCTTGGGCCAGCCGCTCCTCCACCTGGTTGTCTATATAGTCCACCGCATAGGCCACTTTGGCGGCCAGGCTGCCCACCCCGTCTATCACCCCGCAAAGAGAGGCGTCAGCACGGGTGTCTGTCACCGCAGCGCTGTCCCGGTCTATGCAGGCCAGCACCAGGCTGCCCGCAGGCCAGGGGGCCGATTGCTCCTGATAGCCCAGGACGATCATCCGGCGGGCCATGTCCAGCCGGGCCAGTATGGCATAGCTGCCGGTCTGGGGCAGGTCAATGGTGTACAGGCCGTCGTTTTTCAGCCAGAACCCCTCTATAAACAGGTAGCCCGGCGCAACCACCGCCGCGCCCTTTTGCAGGCTGGCCTTCATGCTGTCCGGGTTCTGGTACACGCACACCCCAGAGCCCACCAGGGCGCCAAAGTATCCGGTAAAATCCCCCGCGTTGTACTCCCGGTCATAGGCCCCGGTCTCTTCCAGCACCTGGGCGTCAAAGTCAAAAAATCCATCGTAAACCGCCATCTACTTGTCCTCCTTGCGGCGCAGTTTTTCATAAAGACTGGGCTGGCCAAAGCCCAGTGTCAGGGACATGCCCTGTTCTCCCCGGCTGATGAACCGCTGGGCCCCTGTCACCACCGCGCTGGCTGTCACGCCCAGGCGCTGGTCTGTCACGGTGATGGTGTCCCCCAGAAAGAAGTCCCGCCCATATTGGTACGTGGGATTCACCATGCGCACGGTCACGCTGAAGCTGCGGGAGGGCCTGTGCTCCGCCAGCTTTTCCCGGCCCCGGTTGGCCAGCACAGCGGCATACTCCTCTGCAGAGAGCTGGTCCTCCCCCTGGCCCCTCTGCAGGTCCCGGGCGTCCACCCAAAGCTCCCGCCGGGAAAATCCAGCGGCTGCCTGCTTTTGCATAGTCCATCCTCCTTATACAGCCGGGCCAGGGGTAAAATTTCCTGTCCCCTTGTTGGCATAGAACATTTTTGAAACTTTATCGTACAAGCCCACCGCCCCGTTTGGATCTTTGCATGGCACAAAATCTCGTACCAACAAACTATTTTCATATATTGTACACGAGTATAGCCTAATCGCACTATAATCTAGTGCCGCCCCATCTCCATTCGATGAAAACAAATAGATACTAGGGTTATCCGATAATGGGGCCGACGGTGTGTAAGCGGTTGCTTTATTGTCATATATAACTTGATTTTCTATACTATCAAAGCATATTGAGTGCCTGCCAACCGTTAAAGTGTAATCCAGTATACTTCCCTCAATCAGAAATCTCAGTTTCCGACTGCTGGATACAGTCGTCATGATGGCCCGAAATTGCAGGTACTTGCTTCCTTCCTTTTTGAAGCATCCAAAAAGGGATTTTGTTTCAGAAGAAAGCGTTGACACATAATAGTCGAAATATAATTTTGTGTTTGTCGTAGCGTTTATACCCGTATCTATATACTGAGTTCCACTTGATAGAATATACTGCAGTTCCGTATACCCAAAGGGGAGCGATCCAAAAAGCTGGATGGACGCCGCGTACCCATCCGCAACATCCACTTCGGCGGTGCCTTTCTCCCCCTCCAGCTCCGCCGTTACCTCCCATATACCGGGGGCCGGCAATGTCAGGGTCACGCTACCAGCAGCGTCCGCCGTACCGGTCACGGTATGTCCACCGTTTATAGCCGTTACTGTCGCGTCGGGTTCCACTGTCACTATAAGGGGCACTGCAAAAGTGCAGGAGCTGCTCCCGCCTGTAGGCAATGCCAATATCCTGTCTGCAAAACTGCTGGCCGGAATAGGCCCCGTGCTGCCCTCCTTTTGGCGTATGGCCTCGGCAATGGCCCGCAGGTTTGTCTCCTGTGTACTCAATAGCTCGCCTCCCAGCTGTCTAAAACCGCGGCCTGAATGGCCCTGTCCACATAGGTTTGGGTGCTGATGGCCGCGCCGTTGAGCAGAATATTGTCCCCGCTGTCCGCCAGCAGCCGTATCCCGTTTTTGGCCCGCAGCTCCAGCACCCGGTTGGCGCTGTTGGCAATATAGGCAAAGTTCTCCTTGCCAAAGTTGATCTGCAGGCCATAGTCCCCTGCCCCCTGCAGCCGGAGATTGCCGGAGAGGGTGCCGCCTGTCAGGGGCAAAGCGCCCTCTCCGGCTCCTCCCCCAGCAGGGGGATCCACCCACTGGGCGTCATAGTCCCCGGCGGTCCTTTTGGCCAGCACCTGCCCGGCCCCGCCCCCTGGGGGCACACCTTGCCCAATCGGCCCTTGCGGTCCGCGCTCCCCCTGGGGCCCCTGTTCCCCTTTTGGCCCTTGCGGGCCGGGATCTCCCTTTGGCCCTTCTGGCCCCTCCGGGCCTGCCGGGCCAGGCGTACCGCTTACCTCCCCATTGAGTACCATGCCTACCGCCTGGTCAATCTGGGGCCCGGTGTAGGCGCTAATATACCGCCCGTCGCCAGAAACCGCGCTGTATACCGTTAAGCTTTGGCTGTCCGCGGTGATCAGGGCCCCGGTACCGCCCAGGGGCACAAAATCAGCTGCCTCCGGCTGGCCCGCCTCCCCTTCTACCGTCACGTATACCCGGCCGGAGCCTTCCCCCTCTCCGGCCACCAGGGCCACATTGCCCTCTTCCCCGGCATTGTAGAAGTATTCGGAGCTGAGCACATCGTCCAGCTCGGTGGAAAAGAACACGGGCTCCTGTTCCTCCTGGCCCACTGTGCGGTCCACCCCTGGGCGGGTCCAAAACTCCATTTGGGCTGTTTGCGGCACAAAGCGCACCCCAAAGGCCACGCCCCCGGCCTCGCCCAGCTCTTCCAGGGCCTCCAGCAGGCTGCCCCCTGTCTTCTGCTTGCGCACAGAGGGGGCCGGGGCCAGGGGACTGTCTTCCAGCGCCAGCCCGGGAATCCGCCGGGCCTCTGGGTCCCCCCGGGTGGGACGAACGGCGCAGTCCTCTGCCAAAGCCCGCATCATGGCCTGGGGAGACCCCGCCATATCGTAGCGGCCCCAGAGAATACGCCAGTCCAAAATACCTGTCAGGCTGCGTCCCTTCACGGTCATGTAGGGCCCGGCCCTGTCGGCCCGCTCCTCCAGGCACTCAATCACGCCCGCCGAATCCTCCAGAAACCAAATCACATGGTCCGGCGCAAGGAGCTCCCGGGTCTGGGGGGTGATGGCGCAGTCCAGGGTAAAGGTACCCGCCGTAAAGGCCCGCTCTGTAAAGGTGGCCGAACGGTAGGATTCCAATATTCCCAGCAGCTCCAGCTCTGGGCTGTACACCTCCATTTTCCAATCGTCCACTTGCTGCACCTCCTGCTTGCCTTTTGTATAAATCTATCGTATAATGAAACTATAAAAAGGACGGCTGCCGCCAAATCATGAAACGGAGTGATTGTATGGAATACCACATTGACTTGAAATGGGACGAATCCGCTGCTGTCTGGGTGGCCACCAGCCAGGACATTCCCGGCCTGGTGCTGGAATCCGGCTCTTTTGACGCCCTGGTCGAGCGGGTGCGCTTTGCGGTGCCAGAGCTGCTGGACCTGAACCGCAGCCCAAAGCCCGCTGTACTCTCCTTCTCCTCCCAACGCCGGGAAAGGATTTTAGCTTAGGGCTTGTTTGAAAAATCGCAAATACCGTCTTTTTGTTCAAAGCAAGAGCTTTCTGTGTTGGAAATCCTCGAAATACGGAAAGTATTTCTTGCGGTTTCCGCCTTGAAATCTCTTGTTTTGATTCAAAAATCCGGCACTTTCTCTATTTTCAATCAAGCCCTAATGGCAGAATACGAGAAGCGTGTGCGGGAGCTGCTTTTGCAAAATGGCTGCACCTTTCTGCGCCGAGGCAAGGGCGACCATGATATTTGGTACAGCCCCATCACCCAAAGGCATGTGACCGTGGATGGGAAAATCCGGTCCCGGCACACAGCCAACGGGGTTTTAAAGCAGTGCGGCATTGACTTTAAGTTTTAAAGCGCCTACTGCACCTCCATATACAAGGGCGTAAACGCCACGGTAACCGACATGGAGGCCCGCTGCACCAGGTCTTTGCACCCCAAAGCCAGCAGGTTCCGGCCCGGCGCCAGCTTCACCCAGTGATTGCGGAAATCCCGGTACTTCATCAGGTTCTGCCTCTCCCCGCTTTCCGTAAGCAGGGTGATGGCTTTTCTGCCCGGAAACGTGCAAATCTCCAGCCGTTCCCCCCGGGAGAAGACCCGGTTTACCCGGTCCGATTTCTCTGTGGTCAGGTTCAAGATCTGGGGGCTGTCCACTGTACCTGCAAAGCTGAACCGGGCCAGAATACCGGTTTCAAAGCCCCCGGGGTTATTGGCCTCCACGGTATAGGTGCGGTTCTGGGTGCCAAACACCAGCGGGGCCTTGCGCCCCCACCCGGTTGGAAAGCGGAACAGCTTGCCTGTCGCGTCAAAAGAGACAAGGGTGTCCGCCTGGTCTGAAAACAGGGGGTAGGCGCAGGTCGCCTGAATCATGAACTTTCGTTTATAGGGGTTGTTTTCCCCAAGATTAGGGGCATAGCAAATGGAGCTGTCCGGGCGGAAACGGATCTTCTTTCCATATACCTCCAGTTCGTAGTCCTCGGCCGGAGAAATAAAGGCGTTCAGAAAATCGCAGCGGGTCCGCAGGTCATGGGTGCCAGCGTCCAGCACCCAGCCGGTGATGCTTAAAGCCCGTTTGCCAATGGCGGTAGAGATGATGTCCTCCCCCACCTGGTCCGGAAAGCTGTAGGTCTGGTGCTCTCCTGTAACCTGCCCGGTGTCCACCGCCCCCAGCCAATAGCCCCGCCAGTCGCCCTCTCTCATGGTCACACTGCCCCGGCCCTGCAGGGAGGTTATGGTAATCTCGTGAATCATAGCAGCCTTCCTCCTCCCACTCTAGTAGGCCATCGCCATACGCTGTACGGTCTTTTCCCACACATGGGCAGCTTGTACCCCGTCTACCGTTTCCGGCGAGTTGATGATCACCGTCATAGAGGGCCGCCCGCCTGCCAAAGATCCACCCATTTCCTGGCCGCCACTGCCCTGCCAGGGGAAGTTTACTGTCCGCGGGGCAAAGTCCATGTCGGCCTGCCCAAAGTCTAAACCTTTTACAATAGATCGCTTTACATCACTAAACTCATCGCCCCACCCCTCTGCAATACCAAGTGCCATGTTCTCGCCCATGCTGGCAAACACCTTGGATGGTGAGTGAATACCCAGTGCGGCGCGAGCTGCATTGGCAATGCTGTACATTAAGTTGGCCACTCGACTTTGCAGATAACGGATTCCGGCCTCCATACTTCCAACAAGGGACTGCATGGCATTTGTACCAATAGCAGAAAACATACCAGACAGCCCAGAAAAAGCCATCTGCATAACTGTAACCGTTTTTACCATCTGTGCGTTAATATTTTGAATTGCCCCACCCAAAGCATTGCTAAGAGAATCCATGATTTTTTGCCCAATTTCTGCAAACATCTGGGCTGTAGTGGCAAAAGCGGCTTGCATAGTTTCTACTGTCTTCAGCATCTGTTGGTCAACTGCTCCAAGGCCCCCATCTGCGCCGTTTTCCAAACCGGCCATCATATTTCCACCAATTTCTGCGAATACTGTGGAGGGAGAATGAATGCCAAGCCAGCCTTTTACCGTGTTGACAATTCCACCTACCTTTTCTCCAAGCCAGTTTGTAAAATTACCCCAAGCACCAGAAATGCCGTCCCAAATACCTTGAACAATGTTTCCACCAATTTCCCAAAATGCATCCCACACATTGGCAAAAACATTTTGAATATCTTCCCATATACCAGAGAAGAAATCTGTTACACTGTCCCATGCCTTGGTAATAGCGTTCCAAGCATTGGTAAACAAGTTGCCAAACCACTCTGCCGCGACTTGGAAAATGCCTGTAATCCCCTCCCAAATCCCTTGGAAGAACCCAGAGGCCGCGTCCCACGCACGGGTGACAGCCTCCCAGGCTGCGGAGAAGAACCCGCCCAGCACTTCCGCCACCACAGAAAATACCTGCTGTATGCCCTGCCATATGCCCTGGAAGAAGCCCACTGCCGCATCCCAGGCCGACTGAACCGCCTGCCAGGCTGCTGTGAAGAACCCGGAAACTGCCTCCATCGCATTGGAAAACACACGGCGGATCCCCTCGGCTATTGCAGAGAAAAAGCCCGCAACCGCGTCCCAAACAGACTGGATTGCCCCCCAGGCCTGGGAGAAGATCTCGCCAAACCATTGGGCCGCGTCCTGGAAAGCGCCTGTAATGCCCTGCCATATGCCCTGGAAAAAGGCCACCACCCCGTCCCAGGCCGCTTTTATGCCGTTCCAGGCAGCGGTGAACACGTCGGCAAACCACTGCCCCACATTCTGGAACACCTTGACAATGCCGTCCCAAACGCTCTGGAAGAAATCCACGATCCCCTCCCAAGCCGCCTGGATAGCCACTGCCGCCTGTTGGAAAAAGGCAACAATCGCGTCCCATATAGCTATCACAGCTTCTCGGAACTCCTCGCAGTTGTTCCACAGCCATATGAGGGCCCCCACAATAGCCGTAATAACTGTGATTATCGGGTGCGCTGTAATCAGTGAGAACAGGCTTGAAATACCGCCCATCAGCGTTTTGCCAATGCCCAGCACTTTCCCAATGCCGTCTCCACCAGTCACAAAGTTTATCACCTTGCCAATTATGCCGCCAATGCTGCCAATCTTGTCAATGATACTAAGGATGTGGGGCAGCAGCAGGCCAATCGCCCCCACAAACGCCGGGGTTGAGCTGGAAATGCCTTCTATCAGCTTGCCGATAATCTCACCACCCACAGCGGCGATCAGCGGCCAGTTTTCCACAAACGCGTTGGCCAGCGCCTCCAAGAGGACTATAGCCCCGTCCATGATATCCGGGGCGTTCTCTCCAATGGCAAGGGCAATGCTGCGCACCGTATTAGAGGCCATTTCCCCAATTTTTTCCTTGTTCTCTACCAGTCCACGGCCTATTGCCCCTAAAATGTCTATACCCACTGTAAACAGGGTTTCGTGGTAGGTCAAAAACGCCTCCACAATCAGCGGAATAAATGCGCCGATATGCTCAGAAATCACACTCCCGGCTTGGGCAAATCCTTGAAAAATCGTGCGCACAAGGTTTAGGCCAAAGGATATCATTTCATCCGCATGGGAAGATATAAAACCATCCAGCCCTTCCACCAATATGCCGATCATTTCCTGAGCGGACAAGATGATATTGTTTCGTGCGTTCAGAATCCCTTCCGCAAGGGATTCAACAAATTTAAAGCTGACCTCAACAAACCGCGGTGCCTCTTTAGCAAGAATAGCAACCGCATTTGTTGCTACACTGGTAAGCGCCGAGAAAAAGCCGTCCATTCCACCCGCCTGGAACCCGGAGGTTAGCTGCTCCATTGCCTTGGTACCAAATTGGGCAAAACCACGCAGGGTAGGGGTAAGCGCGTCAGAAATGGTGATCTGCAAGGTTTCCACATTGCTTTTAAACTTCTGTATATCCCCTGCCAGGTTGTCCATCATGGTATCGGCCATTTTCCTGGCTGCGCCGTCGCATTCCTCTAAAGCGCCAGTAAGTTTCGCCACCTCTTCAGGTGCGGCGTTCACAATGGCCAGCAGGCCGGACATGGCCTCCTGTCCACCTAACATGGAAGCGTAACTGGTTTTTTCCTCTTCTGTAAGGCCAGAAAAAGCCGTCCGCAGGTCGCCTATCACATCTCCCAGGGATTTCATGCTGCCGTCGCTGTTCGTGACAGATATCCCCAATGCGTCCATTGCGGTTCCAGATTCTTTAGTAGGCTTAACCAGCCTGGTTAAAACAGACCGCAGGCTTGTGCCCGCTTGCGATCCCTTGATACCACTATTGGCCATTAGCCCTATTGCCAACGCGGTATCTTCCGCAGAGTACCCCATAGCGCCCGCCAAAGGCGCTACATACTTAAAAGTTTCCCCCATCATGCCCACGTTGGTGTTTGCATTGCTGGACGCAGCGGCTAGTACGTCTGCGAAATGGCCACTGTCGCTGGCAGTCAATCCAAAAGCCGTAAGCGCGTCAGTGACAATATCCGAGGTAGAGGCCAAATCCTCGCCAGAAGCCGCCGCCAGGTCCATAATGCCCGCAATGCCGTTAAGCATATCCTGGTCTTTCCAACCGGCCATTGCCATGTAGTTCATAGCCTCTGCGGCCTCTGTGGCGCTAAACTTGGTCTTAGCGCCCATTTCCATGGCTTTACTCCGCAGGGCGTCAAAACTGCCTCCAGTAGCCCCGGAAATGGCCGAAACCTGGGACATAGCGGCATCAAAACTCATACCAGCCTTTACAGCCGAGCCGCCAAACCCCGCTACAGCGGTAGAGGCCACCCCGAACGCCTGTGCGCCTTTTACCATATAACTGCCAGCGGTTTTTCCCACTCCTTCAATCTGTTTAAACCCCTCCACCGCGGGGGAAAACATCCCCTTGGTGCTGGCAAGGGAGGACTGCAGCCCCGAGGCAAACCCCTTTAGCTTGCCGGACGCTTTCTCCAGCCCGGTTTCATATTCACTTGTATCCAGGCTGATCTTGGCAAACAGGTCAAATACGTCCAAGCGGGGCGCCTCCTTTTTTAGCCCCGCTTGGCTCTTCCCGGCAAACGTTTACACCGTGGCTAGTTTCTCTTTTATGTTGGCAATAATTTCCTCTGGCGTGCGCTGTTCCTCTTTGGCAGGGCCCTGCCCGGCCTGCATCCCCTCCGCCCACCGGCGGGGTATAGCCTTCCCCACCTTCCCATTCGAAAGCCCCGCGGCAATGCTGCCGGTGTTCTCGGCAATGGCCTGCAAAGCATCCGTAATATAGGTGCGGTAGAACAGGTCTTCCCTTTCCCGCTGGATAGCCGCTGGCAGCGCGGCCAGATAGCCCCCTGCGCTTAGAGACGGCAAAGCGCACAGCAGGGCAATTATCCGCTGCCCTCCTGCATGGCGGATGATTTGAAAAAAGCCATCAGTTCCTTGTCCAAAAACACTTCCCGCAGCTGCCGCAAGGTTTCCATAAGGCTTTGCTTTGCAACCTCTTCTGGCTCTTTTTCATTGAGTATGGAAAGAATCCCGTATACATCCTCCCGGTGAGTCTTCAGCAGGATAGGGACCGATTCCCCCAGCCGGTCCGCCACCAGCATAAAGCTGCCGTACTTGTTCAGCCCGTCGCCTGCATTTACCACCTTGCCCAATGTTTCCACAAGGGCGGCGTCAGAAGTAATGTTGGATATATGGGGGGTCAAACGGCACAGCACGTCCAGCGCCTGGTCTGTACTCAACTGGGATACTTTCATTCTTCTGCCTCTCCCCTCTCATTTACCTCCTGTGTTCCCCCGTCCTCCAGGGCAGGCGGCCCGGCGCTGTAAAACTCCATAGGCATTTTATTCTGGTCTTGAATGGACACATGGCCAGTAAGTTCCATGCTTACCTGCCCCTTGCCGTTCTTCGTGGTTTGCAGGGAAAACCCGGCAGTAGACAGGGCGTTCAGCAGCCGGATGGCCACCATGCCGCCGTCAGCCCGGTCGCCTACCCACCACACATCGGTAAAGTCGGTTTGCTTCACGTCCCGCCGGGGCGTGATCATCCCTGTAGCCTCATCGATGTCCGCCGCGCCCAGAGCCAGCCGGATGGATTCCGCAGAGGTTCCCAGCGAGGTAAAGCCCAGCTTGCACTCCCAGCCGTCCAGGTGTTTAAACTCCTTCAGGTTGTTGGGCGCATTGTCCACATCCTCGGCAAAGTCGCTGTAGGTGGGCACACAGGATGGATTAATCCCTCCTGTGGTGGCGCAAATAATGTCTTCATCTTTTGGGGCAGCCCCTGTCACAGGGTCAAAGGTTTTCAGCAGCACCCCCGCATCCAGCTGCAAACCAGCAAAAGTGTCCTGGGGTATAGCCGTAAATCGTCCCATCTTGTCCACACATCCTTTCTCATTCAATTCAGTGTCAAATACTCGGCGGTTACTTGGATGTACCGCCGCTTGATGTCCGGGCTTACTTCATCCCTTAGGGACTGGCACCAGGGCGAGCCCCTTTTCAGCCAGATATAGCCCCCCTCGCAGGGCAGCACCCGGCCGCCCCGGCCTATCGCCGCGGAAATCTCCTGGGCCTTGTCATTGGGGAGCTTCTCCGATTCCGTATAAAACCAAAGATGGACAGTAAGCCCCACCTCCCCCTCCTCCCAAGCGCTGGTGACAAGCTCATAGGTCAGGTAGGGAAAGGCCACGTCCTCCGGCACGCTGGCAGCGGTGTAGGCGGCCATGTCAAAGGAGGAAAAAAACTGGTGCAGGGCCGCGGCTTTGGTCATGCGGGCAGCTCCCATTCCTCCGCTGTCACCTGAGAAACCTGGAAGGTGGCCCGCTTGGGCGTCTCCAGGTCCTCCCCGTCCGAGGTGACGCGGAAAATCTTTTTGTCCGACAGGCGCCGGAACACATCGTGATACTCCAGCTTGGCGTTGGGCTCGCAGGTGACCGTATAAAGGCTGGTGACCCCCTGCTTCTCCGCTGTGCGGGCCTGCATGGATGCATCACAAACCACAGCGGCGTTAAACGCCGCCCCCTCTGCCCAACTGGTGATAAAGCCGCCCTCGCCGTCTGGCACGCGCTTTTTCTCCATCAGCTGGCAGGGCTCCATGTACTCTTGCAAAAGGCTCATATGCGTCCTCCCTCCAGAATCTCCTTGACCTTTTGGCCAATCTGCGGTACAATTATTATTATAAAGAAGAAAGGGGGCTTTTCCATGCCAACCGAGAAGGAACGTCTGGATGTTCTCAAGTCCATGGCCTTTGACCTTTTAGAAATGTTCGAGGCGGACCCCGAAAAGACCTATACGGTCGAAGAACTGAAAAAGCTGCTCTCCGCTTATATTAAAGGCGCGCAGCAATAGCGGCACAGGGCGGGGCAACCCGCCTTCTTCTTTTCAGCAGAGCTTTCTATAGGGGCTCAGCCGGGCCCGGAAAGCCCCCTGCCAGCCGCCGGAGCCAGCGCTGTCCCCTGCGCCGCTTGCCTTGCTGTAGCTGTAGCCTCCAAAGCTTTCGCTGGTATAGGGGCTGTCTATCACCGCCCCATACTTCTCTTCCCAGGCGGCAATGTCCTCCGCCAACTCCACCACAGCCGGGGGCACGGCCAGGGCCCAGACAGCCCCTGCAAAGGCCTCGTCTTTCAGGCCCATTTCTGGGCCGTACTGGTGCAGCCCATCGTTAAACAGGCTGCCCACTATACGGAAATACTGGCCCTCCTGCAGGAAGGGCGCCGCCAGCCTATCATCCACAATGGCATACTCCCCCGGGTAAATCCCCACTTGGAACCAGTTATGCAAGTGGCACAGCACCTGCTCCAGCACGGAACCGCCCATAGGCTACTTACTGGCGGCTTTGGCCTGCCCGGACTTAGCGGCTGGCGCCTGCGCCTCCGTATCATCAGGCATATCGGCGCTAGCGGGCGCGGCTTGGCCAGACGCGCCGCCCACAGTCACCACGGCAATTCCGTCCAAATACTCTGCCCACAGCTTCATGCCCATAATGGCGTAGCTCTCCCCCACAGCGGTGCTGTAGTTTCCCTTTGCATGGAATCCAATCAGGTTGGTTTCGCCCTGGGTGATGTAGTGCAGGCCCAGCCGGTCAAACCCGCTGTCGCTGGGGTCAATGTAATACAGGTCAATGTTCTCCACTGGCGTTGCAATGACTTTGCCCCGGGCGATGAAGCTGGCGGGCAGCAGGAACAGGGTGGAGTAGCCCAAAAAGTTCTCCACATAGGTCAGCCCAAACTGGGTCTGCACCGTAATTTCAGCCGCGCCCAGATAGTCGTAGGCGTCCAGAATATTGGCAAAGCCCACCACAGCAGTCACGTCCTTCTGCATGGCGGAAAACTTGTTCAGCACCTGGCCCTGGGCTTTGGCAAGGGCCATCTGCCAGTTGGACGCTGTGCTAACCAGGCTTCCCGTGTTGAGAAAGGAGTAGAAATTCCCCAGCACCACGTTCTGAAGCTTGTTCAGAAAGGCGTCGTCGCTTTTCTCTATGGCGATTTCCGCGCCGTACTTGTCCACATCCTCCACAGGCACGGCTTTCGCGTACTTCTTGATAGTCAGATTATCCTGCGAGGCCTGGGTAATGGTGGTCTTGCTGTAGGGGATCACCTGGCCGGGGCCCACGTCCCCGTCCTCCAGCTCCACGCTTGCGGTATAGGACACCAGCTGGGTCCCGGGGGCCTTGCGGATGGGCCGCATGATGCCGAGAATCTGGCGCAGCGCGTCCCAGTTGTCCTGAAAGCGGGTGACAAAATCCACCTCCCGGGCGGTCACACTGGTGTATGCGTTGGGCAGGGAATCCCGGGGGTTGGTCAAAGTTTCTACCTTTGTAGCAGGCATTTCAGTCATTCCTTTCACATAATTTGATTTTCCATAAGCGCCTTCTGGCGCTCAGAGGCGGACAGCAGGTAGCGGCCTTTGCCGTCCTTTTTATAGATGTCGGCCTTTGTCACACCTGTGCCGCTGTTGGCAGGCGGGTGCGGGGTGTCTGCGCCTTGGGTGGTGGTACTGCTCACCAGCCCGGAAAAATCCCCCTTTACCAGGGCGTCCAGGGCAGCGGCGTCCTTGATTTTGCCGTCATCCCCCAGCTCCAGGGCTCCCACCTCCGCTGCGCTGCCCCGCATGGCAATCTCCAGGGATTTCCCGGCAATGCCCTTGCTCTCATAGTAGGCCCGGGCCGCTGATTCTTTGGCCGATCTGCTCTCTTTGGCAGCTATATCAGCCTTGTAAGCCTCAAATTCCTTTTTGAGACTGTCGTGTTTGTCCTTCCACTTGCTTGCGGTCGTTGCGCTGTCCTCGGCGGTCTGCTTGTCCGCTTTAAGCGTGTCGATTTCCTCCAGCTTGGCCTTGTACCGGGATTTCTCCACAAACTCATTGCCAACGGTGGTGCTGATAGCTTTGGCCAGCTTGGCGATAGCGTCAGCGGGGACAGCTCCATCCTCGCCACAGTGGGATTTGATGATCTCTGCGAAATCTGCCATTTTGTTCATTCCTTTCTCGCTGTTACGGGAGCTACCCTAAGAATGATTCTATAAAAACCGCTGTGCTTCGCGGGTTTTACCAAAAGAAAAAGAGGGACCACCCACTCCTTTTCGGAATGGATGGCCCCTCTCGGCCCTTCCCGCCCAACGCTTAGGGCGGGGATGCATCTTTCGTTTACCTTTATTTTATACCAAAACCGGCGCCAAGTCAACCTTTTTTCCCCGTTTTCAGCATATCCGTCCGCCTAATACGCATCACCCGCACGCCGTCTTTTACAGGGATCAGCTCCACCCGGTCGCCCTTATTCAAAATACCCTCCGCTGCCTGTATCTGCGCCTGTGTCAGCCGCAAACCATCCTGTTTATCCACCGCTCAGCCTCCTTTTTATAATGCCCTTATATTCCCCCACATGGTCTGCCACAGCGGGCTTGATGAAGGGTTGGGCCCGCTGGCCGTAGGTCAGGTGCCAGTTGCCCTTGGCGTCCTGGTACACCCAAGGGTCCTGCCTGCCGCCGGGATAATATTTGCCCGTGCCCAGTTCCACATAAGCGCCATACTCACTGTTGGTGCCTATATACACCGCCGGTTCCTTCGGCTGTACCTGGTGGGCGATGCTGTTACGCAAGTTGCCCGTATCCACCGGGCACAGCAGCTTAGCCAGCCCCTCCGCAGTCAGCCCGCATTCCTCCAAAGCCAGCAGGGCCGCCGCCTGCATTTCCTCTTTTACCCGCCCGCTGTTGTCGGTAATTTTTATGTGCATGGTATTCCCACTATCAGCCCCCGGCGTTTTGCATAAAACGGATCTCGTCATAGATCCGCTGTAGCTTTATGCCGGTTTCATCAGGCTCGTCATGGTGCGTCACAATATTTTCAACGATCGCCTCGTCAATCACTTCCAATAAAGTGTCCAGGTCGTCTGCCGCAAGTGCATCCTCTATGGCAACCCCATGGCTTTTCAGGTATGCTTTCTGCTGTTCTGTAATCTGAATCACTTTCTTCCACCTGCTTTCTTCGGATTCGTCTGCACCAGATTCCCTGTATGAGGGTTCACCGTAACTTCCACGCAGCAAGTGCCCCCTCCCTCCGCTTGTGATTCTCCCACTGTGCAAAGGTCATATTGGGCAGCAGGCCCCATCTGTCCCGGCGCAAGGCGGCAGGTATCTCCACCCCCAGCACCTGGGCAAGCAAGGTGCAGCGGCAGTTGTACACGTTGGAGGGAGCCGCGGCAGGGTCCCCTGGGTACAGGATGTCCCCCAGCGCAGAGTGAAAGGGCTTGTCCTGCTGCTGGGTTTGGCCGTCCAGCAGCTGGTGGGCGTGGCGGGTGCGGCCGTCCAGGGTGGCCAGCCACTGCTTTTTCAGCTGGATGCCCATTTCCTCCGCAGCCCGGTAGCTGTCCATGCGCCCCGCGTTCTGGGCCCCGGTAACAGCGGTGCGGGCCGCCCGGATGGCGCTGGCGCGGTTCATGCCCGGAATACAGCTCTGCAGGCGGTCCGCCAGTTTTGGGATGGGCTCTCCCTGCAAAATGCCGCTGGTGATCTGCCCGGTGATCTGCCGCTTGCCCCAGGCAAGGTCTATGCCCCGCTTCACCGCCCGCTCTGGCGGGTAATAGGGCATCAAATCCGGCTGCTCTGCAAGCAGCCGCTTCACGGTCTGCTCGTCCCACAGGTCAAATCCCACAAAGGCCCCCACCTGCTGCTCGATGGTGTAGGCGGCATAGTTCCGATTTAGGGAATAGATGCCCGGGGTGGCGTCATTCATATAGGCAGCCGCCACCTGGTTGGCCTGGGTCATGCGCTCTGCCACCCGGTCCCGCAGGGCTTCAAAGCGCTTTCCCCGGCCCATCTGGGCCAAGCGCCACTGGGTGTACTGCTGTGGCGAAATCTCCCCGTTCTCCATCCTGGCCCGCTGCTGGGCGTCCCGCTTTTCAAGGCGGGCAAAGTACCCCTGTATCTTCTCCTGCAGTTCCCCGGCCGCTTTGGCAAATTCCGCCGTGATGCGCTGTTCCAGGTCCGCCAGCTCTTTGTCCGTGCGGCGGTGGGCAGGGTCTGGTTTTCTCACTTTTTCAGCCTCCCTTCTTGACAAGTCGTGGGGTCTATTGTACAATACAACCAGAAGGGAGGCTTTCTTATGCCCACAGACAAGGAAACTAAAATCATTGAAAAGGCCACCATCTATGACCTGCGCAGGCTGTTAAAGAAGAGCAACAAGGAAACCTACACAGTAGAAGAGCTCTGCGACTGGCTGGACACCATCGCGGACGCCAAAGACCAGGAATAAACGTCCCCAGAAAGGAGCGCTGTTTATGGGAACCGAGAAAGAACGCAAAGACACCCAGAAAGCCATGCTCTACGACCTGCGGCTCCTTATCAAAGGAAGCGAAAAAGAGCAGTACACCAAAGAGGAGCTGCTGGACCTGCTGGATACCATTGCCGCTGCCAAAGACCAGGAATAACCCCCCAGGGGCCGGGATTTATCCCGGCTCTGTTTTTTTGCCCTGCGGGTTCTCTGCGCCGTCAAACCGCTTCAGCTCCTCCGCGTCCATCCGCTGGAGAAGCTCCTCCGCCAGGTCCCCGTCCCCCAAAATGGCCAGCAGCTTGCGGGTTATGTACTCGCTGTCCAGGTACTCCGCCCCCATTAACACCGTTTGGGCCTCCTCCAGCCGGTTGACAATCTGACTGCGGGTATAGGTGGGCGCATCCTCCACCCCTGCCAGTGCCAGAATACCCAGCACAAACCTTGTCACCTGCCGCTCAAAGCGGTCGGTTTTCAGGTCCAGGGGCACATAGCTGGCCTTAATGGCCGTGGCGGTCTGGTTGCCCGCTGTCACCGCAGAGGCGTCAAAGGCCTGAAAATCCTCGTACAGCTTGCGCTTCAGCATGTCAATGGTGGCCTCTGTGCCTGCAAAAGGGGCCTCTACCGTATGGGCCTGGGCGCTGGCCCCCTCGTCCCCGTTGGCGTGGGTCACATGGATGGTCTTCAGCCGCTCTATAAACTTGGCGTCGTCCAGGTCGTTCATGCCGTCGCAGTTGGTCAGCACCCAGTAGATCAGGTTCCCCTCGTCCACATTGTTGACCATGTTGGAGCTGCACAGGTCCAGCGCGTCCACCGTGCTGCGCCTGCCCGCCAGCTCAGACTGGCAGTGCCGGTTGTTTTTCAGGGGCACAATGGGAAAGGCCGGGTAGTTCTCCCCTTCATAGATCTGGGTGTTGTCCAGGGGCGCGGCGGTTACCCGCAGCTTATAGGGCCGCTTCTCCCGCAGCACCCCCATGTCCTCTCCTGGGCGCTGGATGTACTCGGTGTACCCGTCTGTTTCGTACAGGGTGCAGCGCAGGGGCTTTTGCCGGTCTATCTGCCAAAAGCGTATGCCTGCCCGCAAGGCCCCGTTCTCCTCGTCCTCCAGGGGCACAAACTCTGTCACCATAAAGACGTCCAAATGGTCCAGGTTCCAAAACCCAAAGCTCACGCCCCCAATCAGCGCGTACTGGCCCAAAAGGCTCAGGCTTCCGTCAAAGTCCTGGCCCAGCTTCTTTTTTGTGCCAGAATCGCCAAACTCCACCCCATTGCCCAGCAGGTACGACACCTGCTGGTCCACCGCAAAGCCGAAAAAGCGGCTGGCCAGCTTGTGGTTGGCTGTAAACATGTCCCGATGGGCCTTGCCCTGCATGTCGTAAAGAATCTTTTCATAGCGGCAGATGGTGGGGTTCTCGCCCTCGTAATAGGCCATTGCGTCCCTGGCGGTTTTGTAAAGCCTGCTGTTCTGGTGCTCCCCTATGGCCGCCAGAATAAACTCCATCCGCCTGCTCTCATCCCTACCACATTCCTGTAGGTCCTGGTAGGTTTTTATAGGCCCACGCCTCCTTTCATTGCAGCATCACCGGCTGATAGACCTGCTCCCCGGCCCGTATCAGCGGGCGGTACCAGGGTTCCAGGGTGTACTCAAAGGCGTCCAGGCTGTCAATGTCGCTGGTGCCGTTGTCCAACCGGGTGTCCTTCAGGGCCTTCGGGTCATACACAGCGGTCTCAAAGGCCTCTGTCATGTGTTCGCACCTTCGGGCAATCCGCAGCCGCTTTTGGGCCATCAGCAGAAGGGTCAGCCAGATACGGTCGTTTATCTCCCTCTTTTTGGCCTTCAGCACAGCAATGGAGAGGCCCTCCCGGGCCACGGCGCTGGCCAGTCCCCGTATCAGCACGGATTCCGCGCTGTCCGCCCGGGCCTGCATTTCCTGGCAGTAAGGGCCATATTGGGCTTGTACCCGCCGCACAAAGTCCACAAAGCGGCGGGAAAGCCGGTCCGGGTCCAGCTCCCGGCTGTCTATATGCTCCTCGTCCAGCACAATGACTGTCCAGTCCTGGGTAATGCCCACTGCCTTGAACGCCGTGGCGGAGCCTGTGCCCCCAAAGTCCACGCCCACCATCACCCGGGCCAGCCGCTTTCCCTGCTCCTTGCACCAGGCAAGGGGATCGTCCACCAAAAACTCCTCCGGGTGGCTGGCAAAATAGGGGTAGACCAGCCCCTCGGCAGCCGTCCATTTGCCCAGAATAAAGCGGTCGTAATAGACAGTGCCCCTGTACTCCTTTTTCAGCTCTTCCACCACAGGGGCGGGCAGCGCGCCGTCGTCTATCTCATAGCTTTGTTGAAAAATATCCGCGCCGCTGTCCAGAAAGGACTTAAACCAATGCCGGGGATTGTCTGGATTGCAGGTGCCGTCAAAGTGGGAGTGGCTGCAGCGCAGGCGGCTTTTCAGCATCTGAAAGACCTCTTCGCTCCAGGTGGTCACCTCGTCGCCGTACACGTACTCAAAGGTAGCGCCCTGTATGCGGGACACATGCTTTTTGTTGTCCGCGCCCAGGGCATAGACCTTTTTGCCGAACAGCTCCAGGGTGTTGTCACTGCGGATGCTGCCCACCAGGCTGCCGGACCAGATGGCCCGCATGGGCTCCAGGATGTTCCGCTCTAAAGTGCCCCGGGTGTTGCCCATCAGCACGGCCAGGCCCTCTCCCCGCAGGGCCTGCAGCCGCTTGGGTATCACCACCGCGTAGTCCACAAAGCTTTTGCCGCTGCCCGTGGCCCCGGTTTTCACGTTCCAGCGGTGGCCGCAGTTTTGGAGAAACTCCTGCTGCTTTTCAGTCAATGGCACTGGCAATGCCCTCCAGAAGAGCCCGGGCCTTTTTCAGCCCGTCAGAATCCCCAGGCGGCTCTGGCTTGTCCCGCCATTTATCCGGCCTGCGGTTCTTCAGCCAGAATATCTGGGCTGTGGTGTCCCCGCCCAGGGCCTTTTCCAGCAGGGCGTTCTCCACCTGGTAGTCCACAACCGCCTTGCCCTTTTTTAAGGTCTCACAAATCTCACAGAATCTGTTTTTCCACTCGTAAAGGGTTTTGGCTGTAATCCCTATGTTGTGGGCTATCTGCTCGTCCGTAAGCCCCTCCCGCGCCCAGCCCTGCAGCAGCGTCAAGCCCTCCGGGGAGATCCAGTATTCATATTTGCCGCGGGCCATAGCACCACCTCTCCTGTCCATACTCGGCGCCAAACAGCTGGTCATGCCCTGGCTGTTTAGCATAAAATGGCCGGATACTCTCCCGCGACCTCTCCGGCGGTGCGCACCCCCTGCTAGGGACCCTAGGCTCTGCCATCACCCCCGCTGTGCGCGTCCCGTTGAGCCCCCCGCATTGCCAACACCGCGGCTCGTGCGGGGGCTTTATAGTAAACACACTTGAAAATCGGTACGCACCAATTTTCAAGCTGGGCAGCTGCGCTGCCTAGGGCTTGTTTGAAAATAGAGAAAATGCCGGATTTTTGACCAAAAGGAGGCGATTTCAAGGAGAAAACCGCAAGTCAATCTCGCGATTGACGAGGATTTTCGACACAGAAAGCGACGGCTTTGGGGCAAAAAGACGGTGTTTTTGATTTTTCAAACGAGCCCTAGTTCAAAAGAGGTAGAATACATCTTTTGAACTGTGTTAACTATAGCAAAGGGGCTGTTAAGCTGTTAAAAAGTAAAGGCCCCGCCAGCAGAGCCAGCAGGGGCAAATGGAGGAAAAATCCTTGTACTCCAACGCTGTTTTCCTGGCCTTAGGGCCAGTATAGCCGAACAAAACGAACAAAACGAACAAATCAAAAATTTTTTTCAAAAATTCTGTTGTACTCCATGCGCAGCGCGTCCGCTGACTTATAGCTCTCCATCTCCCGCCGTACCACGTCCCACCGCGTGCCGTGCTTCATGACCGCCTGCACAAGCCTCCTCTTTACCCAGGGCAGGCTTTCCGCAAACGCCTCGATCTGCGCCTTCTGCTGCTGCAGCTTCTCCCGCCGCTTGGGGAAACGGTTATTTTGTTCCAGGTCCTTCAGTTCCCCGCAGATGTGGGGGTATTGCTCCAGCAGGTTTTTGGTCATGTGCAAATCTCCTTTCTGCCTCAATCTTTGTGGGGAATCCTCACCGGTAAAACCATCTTGACGTCATTTTCATTGGTTCTCAATAGAACTGGCTCCAGCTCTCCGCGAAATTCAAGCACAACCGCCTTGTGAAAGGACCCCCCGCAGGAAACCTTTGCCGCCTGCAGCGCGGATAGAAGATAGTTCCCATTCACGCCATACTGAAAGGTAGCCTCTCCTTTTGGCAGGGCTTTCTCCACATCCAAAAACTCTCCGTCTGGCTGCGGACATCCATATATAAGGTCACCGCACCGGATGATTGCGTCGCTCCCCACAATTTCAATGGTGGCATCCATTCCTCTTGGCAGTTTCGTGTTTGCGTTTATGTACGCGGTGAAATCCCCGTCGCACTCACAAACCGCGTGCTCAATCGCCAGCCTGTATCCATCCACAGCCTTTGCGGTTACAGAGGAATCGTTCGCGCAAAACTCCAGGCGAATAAACTTGTGGATCCTGCGGATAGCGTCTGTGCCTACAAATCCTTTTGTGGCTGCCACGATACGGTTAAAATCATTGGAAAAAATTTTTGCTATCATCCTGTATTCCCCTCCTATTTTTCTTATATGGCTTTATCTCCTCCGGCTCCCGGCCTGTGTTCTCGTACTGCCGGAGCCGCTGGTACCGCTGGGCGTCTTTGCACGGGGGCTGGCCCCTCTGCAGCCGGGGGCAAGTGTTCTTACAGCCGCACACATCCCGGCAATAGTCGCCCTGGGGGGTGGTCAGCCGGGTCATGGGCGCGCCTCCTCCCACCCCAAAATCGCATCCGGCCGCACCTTCAGGGCCCGGCATAGGCCGGCCAGGTCCACCAGGCTGGGCAGGCCCTGCTCCCGGCTCATGATCCGGCTGACAGAGTTGTCATGCACCCCGGCCAGCTGGGCAATCTGGTGATAGGTCCGCCCGCTTTGCAGAATGGCCTCCTGCAGCCGCCTGTTGATGGCCCTGCTTTGTATTTGTCTCTCTTCACGGGTCATTGTCTATTGCCTCCACATCGCTCAATTTGCACACCAGCACCGAGTGCCCTGCCCGCAGGGACTGCAGCTCTGCCTGGTGGAGAAACCCCTCCTGGCCGCTGAACCGGTCCATGCGCCCCCAGCGAAAGGTGTACGCCGCCAGACGGTACAGGTCCCCGCTGGGCCTGTGCCGCACGGTTTTTCCCAGGTGCTTTTTCACTTGCGCTACTTCCATCACAGGGCCTCCACCTTCACCCAAATGCCCGGCACGGCGCTCCAGCGTTTCTCCACCTGCTCGCTGACCACCTGGGCGTCATCCCGCCAAAATCCGGCGTCGGTCATGCAGTCCTTCAGCAGCTTCTGCAGGTTGTCGGTATCCGGCCGGGTGATTTTGTACTCTCCGTCCTTATGCCTGCCCTGGGGGAACCGCCAGCACACTTCCAGCCGCAGGGGCCCGGTCAGAGGCTCTGGGGGGCGGTGGGGGTGCAGGGCCAGCAGCAGAGCCTGCTGGGCGGTTTTCAGCCGGGCGGGCTGGTAAAACCGGGGCCTGCCCGCCACCACAGCCACCTTCTGCTGCTGGTGGGTCACCCGGGGCGGATTCATGGCCATGAAAAACTCATCCATGGCGCAGCATCTCCCGCAGCATGGATACCTGCCTGGCACAGGCTGCGGCACGGGCTGCGTACCAGGCTGCGTCACTGGGTGCGATCCAGGATGTGACACTGACTGCTGCACAGGCGGCGGCAATGGCGGCGGCTGAGAGTGTGCTTTCCATCGCCCGGGGGGAGCTGGGGGTCAAGGAGAGCCCGGCGGGGTCCAACCGGACCAAGTATGGGGCGTGGTACGGGCTGGATGGACAGCCCTGGTGCATGATGTTTGTGCAGTGGTGTTTTGCCCAGGCAGGGTGTCCGCTGCCCCACAGGACGGCCAGCTGCGGCGAGCTGCTGAACTGGTACAGGCGGTACGCGCCGGAGAAGATCGTCACCGCGCCGGTGGCCCGGGATATTGTGATCTATCGTTTCGGGCACACCGGA